TCGTGGTATTTTTGTTTAAGTTTTTCATCGATTTTTTCTTTATTAGACCAGTAATATTTCTTACTATATTCTCGTTGTTTGAGAATATGTTCATCTTCCGTTTGGTATTTTTTGATACGTCCCATCGATTATATATATTACAGATCTAAGAAAAAATCTAAGAAATAGAAATTATTTTAAAAAATCTTGATATTGTATGGGTAAAATTTTAAGTAAAGATATTCTATAATTTTCTTTTCTACTCATTTGTTTAAGGATATTTTCTACTTTTAACATTGCTGCTTTAGTGTGAGGAGTATCAGGATAATTAGGATCGTCTATGGCTTTCCTTAAATTTATATATTGGTCTACTATTTTTTTAATTTTTTCCTGTTCAGGAGTTCCTTCATTAATTATATTAGAAATTTCCTCTCTAATGATTTGTTTTAATTCTGATTTTTTCATAATTATACTTTATTATAAATATTAATCTTTTAATATTATTTCCCCCGTCTCAAAGTTTATATCTATGACTTCTGTATTCCATATGAAGTTCACTCCCTTCGATAATAAATATTCGTACCACTTGCAAGCGATGAGATGAAGATAATTAGATCCTATATGCCATACAGGAAACATTCTCAAACCAAAATATGGTTTAATGAAATCTGGTTCTTCTTGTGGGTCAGAACAAAATATTTCTTCAGGTTTAGGGTGGAATAGTCTTAAGTTACTAATAACTTGATCCATTAATTCCATTGCTTTTTCTTCACCACAATATTTTGATAATTGACCTCCGATTGCTGTATGATATGTTAATTTACCATCACTCCAACCACCAGCTCCTAACATACCTGTCATAACTTCTTCTGGTTTTCTTTCAAAAGGATCATTTCCCATATCAATTACTGTGATAAGTTCTCCAGGATATCCGTTATCTACTAATTTAGTAACAGCATTGATTCCTGCTACTCCTGCTCCTATTACTACAATTTTTTTATCGTATTTTCCCATTTTATTATAAATATTTATATATGTTAAATATAAAAAAAGAGCTTGGGATTTCCAAGCTCTTCTTGAGATTTAAGTTTTATTTAGATAGGTTTAATATATTTTTCAATTTCTTCTTTTGAAAGATAATTCCGATCATAATCTTTAATATATTTACCATTATAATTAATAAATGTTTCAAGATTTAAATTTTTAACAATTTGTTTAGGATTAAAACCATAATATATCAATGTTAAAGAGGTTGTATTATCTCCTTCATTTTTATATAAAAACCAATATTCATCTCTGTTACTGATTCCAATATAAATATATTCTCTGTTTGGGAAACGTATATCTTTATATTTACCATAAAGTTTTAAATCTTTAACTTTCATTCCTCTTGAATTGGAAGATAATTCTTTTTCGATTTCCTCTTTAATCATTTGTTTTAGTTCTGAATGTTTCATTTGTTTTTCGTTTACGTATAAATATTCAAAGATTTTAAAGATCGCCTATCCCTCACAACTAGAGCACGTCTCTGCAGTTCTTTGTAAATTATCTCCTCTTAATACGCTTTCTGTGCGTAAGTAGTATAGTGTTTTTACTCCTAATTTATGTGCTTCCTTATGTACTTGACTAATCCATTTAGGGGAGTCATTTGGGTCAAAACATAAATTTAATGAGATAGCTTGATCTACAAATTTTTGACGTATTCCATTTTGTCGAACTATTTCTAATTGATTTATTTCTTTAAATGTCAAAAATACTTCTTTCTCTTGTTCTGATAATATATAGTCAGGTAAACCTAATACCGAACCTTGGTCTTTAGCTATTTTTTCCCAAATACTATCTATGTTATATCCTTTAGAATCTAATAAATTTTCTAATATCTTATTCTTTTTTATAAAAACTCCTTTGGCTGTTTTCAGATTATAAACATTAGCAGGAATTGGTTCTATTGAAGGAGAAACACCTCCCGAAATATGAGCATTTGAAATAGTAGGAGCTATAGCTAAATGGTGGGTATGTCTTAATCCAGTACCTATACACCATTCTGGTTCTCCATATTCCTCAGCTTGATCTTTTGAAGCTTTTAATGCTTCTTTTTGTATGAAATCAAACATAACTCTAGTTAAAGCATTTGATTGTAATCCTATAAAGGGAATATTTCTAGATTGTAAATATGTATGCCATCCTAACACTCCAATACCTATTGCTCTACCTTTAACAGCTGAACGTACTGTATTTTCCATGAATTTCATATTTTTAGCTCTATCAATAAATTCTTGAAGAACCCCTTCTAGAAACCAACATGTAAGTTCAGGTAATGACATTCCGTTTTCAAATTTATAATCTTTCCATTCATCCCAACGAGCTAAATTTAAAGAAGATAAACAACAAATAAATGAATGAAGTGGGTCTGAGAATAATGATATCTCAGAGCATATATTAGTGTATGTAACTTTTAAATTGTTTTTTTTATAAGCTTCAGGATTAGCATTATTAACATTATCCTCAAACATAATATAGGGTTCACCTGTTTCTAAACGTGTTTTTAAAATTTCACCCCATATTTTTAATGATTTAGGATCTTTATTATTTAATTTATCCATAAATTCATCATCAATTACAACACATTGATGTAAATTTAAACATTGGCGATTTACATCTCCTTTAGGTCGTCTGATTTGAAGGAATTCTTCAATATCAGGATGATTAATATTCAAATTAACAGAGGCTGCTCCTCTACGCACTGAACCTTGATTTGTAGCTAGAATAGTAGAATCAAATATTTTAGCCCAAGGTACAATACCTTCACTTACTCCATTATCCTTAATTGATTTACCTCTACCTCTGATATTAGATAGATCAATACCTACCCCTCCTCCTTGGGAAGTTAACCTCATTAATTCTGAATTTGAATCAGCTATACCTTCAATTGAGTCTCCCACAGATATTCCAAAACATGATATAGGCATACCTCTTTCAGTTCCCATATTTGATAGAACTGGAGATGCTAAACATAACCAGTTTTTAACCATAGCTTCATAAAAATATGGTTGAAGGTCTTTACGTTTTAATCTACGAGAAGAGGCTTTGCTGACTCTTCTAAAAACCCCAAATACATCTTCATCAGGTAATAGATAACCTTTTGAAATCATACTTAGTCCTATCTCATCGAGCCATTCAGGATAATTTTTTCCTTTAGTCCAATTTGTTATATCTGTATTTATGTTCATTTTTTATTTTTGATTTTATCAATTCAATTAAATTTTCTAAAGTTAGTATATTTTCAACTTCTTCGTCTTTTATTTCAATATTATATTTAGATTCAATAAGTTGAAGAATTTCTATTTTATATATTATATTTTCTCCCATATGAATATATCTGAGTCAGTTGTTTCTACTTTGTTTGTATTTTTAAAATCTGGGAAATGTTTTGTTAGATAGTAATCATAAAGCTTAATTCTGGTGTTACCATCAGCTCCATACTCAAATTGTTGAATATTATATTTATCTACCCAATATCTAATTAATCCAAAAACTGCAGCTAAAATTCTAGAAGAATATGGTGAATTTAATAGTTCACTGAAGTTCATGTTTTCGTAATCTTCATCAGTACTACCAAAAGTTAAATTAGGGCGTTTAGGATTAAAAAACGGTAATATTCTTAATTTGTAATACTGATCTTTATATTTTATATTTACAGTAAAACGAGTATTAGACTCTAGAGTAATCTCATATTCAATATCTTTAGAGTTTAGTTCTTCTGGAGAGTATATATCAATTATTTCTTTAAGTAAATCTTTTAATTTTATCATAATATATTTTTTATAAATCACTCCAATCAGCAGTAGATTTAGCATAAGAAGTAGGTCTTTGAGCGAAGAAATCTTGATGTTCAACTCCGTTAGTTAAATGTCCAAACCATTCCATTTGTTTAAGTAAATTAGGATCTATATCATTATACACTCCATTATAGCCTAATTCAATCATTTTTTCATTTGCTCTAGCTTTGATAAAGTTTTTAAGTTGATTTTTATTTAACCCTTCAATATCTCCCATTTCAAATGCTTTATCAATAAAATCAAATTCTAATTGTACTGATAAATTACAGGCTTCAATAACTTTATTTCTTAATTCAGGAGTATTTAATGTAGATTGTTCTTCTAATAATTTTCTAAATAACCAACACCCTGCTTTAGAATGTAATGATTCATCTCGTACAGACCAAGCTACAATTTGACCTGTTCCTTTCATTAAATTTCTTAATTGAAAACTCATTAATATAGCAAATGAAGAGAATAGATTAACTCCTTCAGTAAAAGCTGAGAATATAGCTAATGATATAGCTCTTTCTTCTAAAGTATCTCCAGGGACTTCTATAAGTCTTTCGATTTTTGCTTTAGATGTTTCATCTTCTAAAAATGCTTGAAAATTATCTAAACCCAATTCTTCATTTAATCTTGCATAAGCTTCAGCATGAACACTCTCAAAGTCCGCAAATGCTCTAGCCATAGCTTGGATTTCGGGTTTAGGAAACCAAATTGAAACTTTAGTAGACCAATAATCATTAACATGTACTTCTGTTTGGGCAAATGATTTTAAAATATTTCCTATTAAGTTCTTTTCAGATTCATTTAGTTTTAACTTCCAATCATTTAAATCAGAAGCCAAAGGTATTTCATCTGCTAACCAATGTGCTCTATGTTGGTTTTTGAAAAAATCAAACGCTTCTTGATATTCAAAGGGTTTATAAAAAATGCGAGGTTCTGTAATCATAAAATTTTATTTATATGTAGTAAATATTCTATAGTTTTAAATTAGTATCAAAATCCTATTAAGGATTTAAAAAAAATTGTTGTTGTTGCCTTAAATAAGATTTCTCTCTATCTGAAACTTCTCCAGGTTTGGCAGATGGAGTTATACTTTCTAACTCATCATCAGATATTATTTCAAATACTCCCATAGATGTATCAATTTTAGAACCAAAAGTTAAACCATCTCCTCCATATCTATTTTTCATAATATGAAATCTACCAGTTCCATTAACTTTATCTTCACGTTTTCTACTTAGAGACATAGCAAAATCTACAATCATAATTTTATCGTAAGATCCAGCTGCTTTATCTCCTTCAATAATATCATCTTTGGCACCTGCTCTATTAACTTGAGAAACACTCCAAACAGGAATATTTAATTCTCGAGCTAAACCTTTAGTTCCAGTATAAACATCATCAATTTCATGTTTACGTTCAGTTGAACTTCTACGAGATCTTAATAAATCCACATAGTCAATAATAATTAAATCAGGTTTATGCCCTAATTCAATACATTTTTTAATATGAGATTCTATAGTAGATAGTGAGGCTTTTCCAGGTGAATATTCTTTAATCACTAAATTACCTTTTAATCCTTCTACTTTAGGTATAACTTTATTTTTATTCTCAATAATATTATTTACAGGAATCCTAGTAAAACATGCATCATATCTTCTCCCTATATAATCTTCTCCTAACTCTAAAGTATAATGATTAACATTATATCCTAATTCAATAGCATGAGCTCCTAAAGCTACTAACGCCCAAGATTTACCACCTCCTGGGTTACCAAATATCAATCCAAAATCACCATTTCCTAAACCACCCTGTAATAGAATATTGAAATCATTCCATGGAGTAGGTATTACAATTCTATGTTCTTCTCTATATCGGGTTTCAATATCTTTATTATACTCATGACCCATATTTTTATCTTGCCCTGCTCTTAAAGCAGATTCAATAGTTAATTTAATAGAATCATAATCATTTACTTGAAGTAAATCCACAGAATTTAAAAGAGCTTTTTTCAAAATTTGATTTTTACAAAATGAAGAAAATTCTTCTTCAACATATTCTAAATCATCGGATTCTTTATAAGCTTCTCTTAATTGTTCTTTTACTGAAATTTGTAATACTTCATTTTGTATTTTCTTTAATTCTACTTTTAATACCTCAAGTGTAGGAGTAGTATGATATTTATTATAATATTTTATAATTTCTTTAACTATCCATTTATGAGCCTGGTTATTAAAATATTCATCACTAATTATATCATGAATATTTGTTAAAAATTTCTTACTATTAAGTAAGGCAGCTATTACCTTCAATTGAAATGAAGGCCCATATTGATCTATATTCTGTAAGGTCACAACTTATTATTTTTTATTTTTCTATATCTAAAATATCTCTGAATGTGTTTTCAATCCAATATTCTACATTTTTTATAGCATTTCTCAACCCATCCATCTCATAATATTCTAAAAATTGAGGTATATCTAAGGAGGGAGTATTATCTAAAATTAACTCATCTAAATCTTTTTTCCCATTATCATCAATCATAGGATTATGTAAATTCATAATTTGGAAATTTCGTCTTAAATTAGGAATATCAGATAATATTCTAGCATAAATAACATGTTCTTTTAAACGTTCCTCACTTATTCTAAGTATATCATCTAATGTTAAAATCTGAGTTTTAATTTCAGGAAATCTTTTAATTAAAGCTTTCTCACCCATACCCTTAATACCTTTGATTTTATCTGAATTATCACCTAATAATACTTTATATAAGATAAAATTTTCTGAGGGGATGCCAAACTTATCTATTACAGTTTCTAAATTATAAAAATCCTTTTCTGAAGGTCTATAAACTGAAATATTAGAATTTACTAATTGGATAAAATCCTTATCATTAGAAACTATAAATACTTTTGAATTATATTCATTAGATAATTTCGTGGAAATATATGATATTACATCATCAGCTTCTGACCTATCCAAGGCTATGGTTTTAATAGGTAGGCATTTTAGATAGTGAATTAAACGGGTAATTTGGTCAATTTGAGAGTTATGTTCATCTTCTAAATTTTCAAAAATATCCCAATTTGTAATCCTACTAATATGTCTATTTTCTTTATATTCAGGAAGTAGGTTCTTCCTATTTACAGTAGAACCTACTCCATCGAATATTACATAAACAGAGGTAGGATAAATAGTTTTAATTAAAGCTCCTAATGATCTCAAAAACCCACTTAACCCCCCAATATGGGTTCCTTCATTATTTATAAATTTAACTACAGCAAAGTTTCTAAAAAACATATTTAAACCATCAATAACAAGAACTCTATCATGTCTATCGACCTTAATATTATCATGTTCTTTAATATTATCTAACATATCAAGGAGGTTAAGTTTATTCATATTTAATCATTATTTAAATTATCAAAAATTTCAGCTAATCCAACTTTAGAATCTTCTTCCCACTCACTACGATCTTCTACAATTTCAATATCATCCCCACCTCCTTCTTCAAACCAAGTATTACTATATTGTTTTTTATACTTAGCAATAGAATTATCGGCATTTTCAATAAAACCATGTGGAGTAACTACAACTGTAGAAGCACATGTAACACCAATCCCTGTATGTATTTTATCTACAGCTATTTTAGTTATTTTAGCAAATTCCACATTTCGTTTGTTTTTGATAGCTTTTAATTTTGAGGTACCGCTATTAGTAACATTTCCAAATGTAATAACTAAAGAGGCATCCCAATACATAGTATCTCCAGTTTTATTAGTCATTTTAGGACGACCCATAGGACTTTCAGGAGATTGTACTCCTACTTTATTGATAGCTAACATAGTATTAGTGTAAGGATAATCAGTTTTACGAGTCATAGCGAATTTTTGGTTAACAAAATTACCAAATTGAATTGCCATTGCACCTGCATTCCATTGAGCATTATTATTCTTAGCATCTATACTTAATTGACATGGAATAGAACCTACCGAATCCCATAAAAATAACAAATCATAAGGTAAATTTCCTTTCTTTTGTTCATCAAATAAGTCTAAAATAAAAGCAGCCACATCCTCAATAGAATTTAAACTTGACCTGTCAGCATACAAGAAAAATCCTCCATACTCAATATGATTTGGGTTATCAGGATTTGGTATTCTTTCCAATTCAAACCCCATAGTAGCGGCATGTTCAAAATCCCATTTCATTTCAGTAATGATAAATACTGGAAGTATTCCCATTTTTTGAGCTGCTATAGCACTCTCAATCATTAATGTGGTTTTCCCAGTATCAGATCTTCCTCGGGTCAATATTAAATGACCCATAGGAAAACCTGGAATTTTGATTGCTTCTTTTACAGCGGGGCTAAATGGAATCCATTTTTGTTCTTTAAAATGGACATTTTGATTTAAACCTTTTACAGTTTTAAATTTATCCAAATTAAAATTTTTCTTCAATTCTGAGGCAACTGCCTCAGTTAGGGATTCTTTTTTCTTAGCCATAACTTATTTATAATTAATTTTCGTTTTCCCAAGGTAGATCCTGAGTGTCGTCTTCAAAAACCTCATCAAATTTATCTAATTTAGATTTCTTAACTTTAGAAGAACTAGTATTTAGAGCATAAGGTTTAGTAGGAGTTTCAGGTTCATCATTTTCTTCAACAACTTCTTCAGTATTTTCTTCAGCATTTGGCTCTAGCCAATTTTGAAGTAATTCTTTAATTTTTTCAAAACTCTGTTTATAGGTTTTTTGCATTTCTAAAATATCAGGTTGATCATTTAACCATTTTTCAATTTCAGAAGCATCATTACTTAATGGAGTTGTCTTAGGTTTAATACGAATAGAACATTTTAAACCTTCTCTACCACCAACATCACCTTTAACAGCTTCTACAGTAAAATCTCTACCTTCATTTATATCAGTATAATCACCATAATCTTCATCATCAGCAATACCTAATAACTGTAGATAAATTTCTTTACCAAATTCCCATAAACGAACCCCTTTACTTTCCTCACCCCTAACAATTACAGGAGCAAATACTCTCAATTTAGGATCTAATTTTTTAGCAATTCTCCAATTTTCTTTATCTGAAGTTTGTCTTAATTGTTTAGCAAACTCGATAATAGGATCTTTTTCACCCCAATTTGAAAGAGCATACACTGGAAATTTAGAAAATCCATAATGTACAAAAATTTCTTTGAATGGGTTAGATGAGTCATGTTTTGATGGTACAAAACGAATTTGGAATTTACCTTCACTTTTAGGTTTCCATAAATACTTAGAAAAATCTACTTTTTCTTTTTTCTGCCCCGCAGTCTGTAGGGTATTCAATTTGTTTTTAATTGAGTTTAAATCCATAATTTATAAAATTTGTTTAATTTGTTGAATTCTTTCTTCTGTTGAGCCTTTCAATTTTACTAACTTTTTAGGGGGATATTCTAATAATAATTCTTGGATAACCCAATCTATTTTATCCCTATATTCACTGTCAGTTTCTCGGACTCCATTATTTTCAATAATTGTTCCTTCAGGATCTATATAAAATATAATATCATATTCATCTTTTAATAACATAAATGATTTAACTAATTGTACCCTATCATCAAAAGGAATTGTTTTAGATGATAAAGTAAAGGCACATACATCCCAAATACTACGATCTGTTAGTATATCAGGATTCATCAACTCTGTAGATCTTTCAGCAGCAAAAATTAATTGCCCTTTAACTGTAGAATCAGTATTCAAAGGAATACCTAAATCTCTTAAATACCTACTACGTTCTGTAAAAAAATTATAATTTTCAAATTCTGGGAGTTCTTGTAATGCTTTTACAAGTGTAGTTTTACCTACTGAAACTGTTCCGGTTAATCCTATACGCATATTTTAACTTCTTGATTTAGTTGAGCCTGATTTATACCATGGTAAACCTTCTCTATTTTTTAATGCAGCTTTCCATTCTTTCAATGAAAGTTCATTACCATATAAATGGTATGATTTTTTAGTTTTAGAATTTTCATCAATAGGTTCTACAGCTGGTCCTGACCAGTTATGAAGTTTCCATTGACTATCAATTTTAATAAGATGCATTAAAGAACCATTAGAGGTAATTGTTTTTTCTTCGTACAACTTTTGTCCCATTTTTATTTTCTTTATAATCTAAAGATAATAATAAAATGTGACTAAGCCAAACTATCTATATAAAAAAGAAAATCCTTAAAAACATCCCCTTGTTCAGTATCTTTTTTGGATTCAGTTAAAAGTCTAGAATGTATATTATTATCACTTTCAGTGATTAAAACTTTAAATTTGTTAAGAGTAGCCTCACATAACATATTATAACGGACATCATCTGAATAATCATCAATGTCATTTAAAAATAAATGAATAAATTCATTTAATTGTTTTTGGGTAATATTTTCTAATTGTTTCATTTATAAGATTTTTAATATTAATTTTTAATTCGTTAATTTTTGCTTCTATTTTACTATTAAGCCATTTTAAACGTTCACCAAATTTTTTATTATTAAGGGGGTTTTCTGTATTTTTTAAAGATTTAGTTAAAGGCTTCATGTATTCACTCCCTGTTAAGAATATAAAATTATCTTTTTCTGGATTCAAGCCTACTTTTTTAATCTGTGATAATACGGTTTCACCCCATTTTTCTTTTTCATCAGATTTCATGTCTTTTAAAGTTAAATCATATGGAGCCAAAACTTTATCCATAGGAACTAAATGATGTTTAGCTGATAGGATAAACATTTTATCTGGTTTTAAACTTTTACCATACTCTAAAGTTTTTTGGAACATTGGAGAAGCTGAATATAGATCCTTTGCTGGTGATGGTTTATTTAATTTTGATTTAGTACAACTTAGAAATATTACTTTAGACATGATATATGTTATAAATATGTTACAATTCAATAATCTTATAAAGATTGGTCTTAAGTATTCTTAAATCATTTTGATTAGTTAACATTAAAGTATTCTTATAATGAGACCAATTAATTTTATAATTTACATCTACTACTCCTTGATTCAACCTTTTAATTAATTCATTTAAGGCGTTTATTGTATATAATGTATTTGATTCTTTTTTTCTATGAATAAGAATAGTATTTTGAGGTATATAATCTAAATTAGATTCCTCAATATTATAAGTAATAGCAAATTCAATACTATCCTTTAATTCAAAAATAAAAATTTTTTTATAAAGAATATTATAGTATTGTATTATATACTCTATAGTAGGAAGTACATTATCTTGAACAGAAAAAGTACAGAATAATTTATTATTTAACATATATAAGGAAATTATAATCCCTTATACATATAATAATTTTTATTTAAAATTATAATTTTTTCCGTATTTTACTTTAATATTTAAATTTTTTTCCATAAAAATATTATCTAAATTTATTAGAATATCTTTTTCATTTTTATCAAAATCAAATAAAAATGAATCATAAGTATAAAGTATTAATTTAGTATTTTTACCTTTTAATATTTTAAATATTTTCTCCAATAGTAATACATTATTAGATGTCTCTAAATTCTGTAGGTAATAATTAAATAATTTTTGGGGAGTTATATCAGGGAATTTAGATTTTTCAAAACAATAACTTGATATAGGTGTAATAACTTTACCTGAGTTATTGAACTCTTCGAAGATATTATCTATTAAAATTTGAGTTTTATTAAAAAATTCTAAATGTTTATAATTATTTCTAATACCTCCATATATTTGTTGAAAGGTTACTTCTTTGGCTTCATCTAAAGTAATATTAAATTCTTTAGATACAGTCTCATATATAGATTCTTCTGAGTTATAATTAATTAATTGAGAAATTAAAGTAGGATGGTAAGATGATATATCAATTTCAACTAATAAATCATTTCGAGGTATAATAGAAGCTCGGCAACCATTTTCTTTATCTAAAGCGGCGTAATTTATACCATCAAAAGCATTAGATGGTCTAGTGGTTGTAGTTTTTAAGTTATATCTTGTGTAAATTATATCAGAATCATAAGATTTATTAAAATATTTATTTATTAGATCTAAATTAACTTTAAGACCAGATGATTCTAAAATTTTAAATACCCATGAAGCTGTATGGTTGTAGAAAGTATTAACAGGTTTATCAAGTTGGTATTCAAGATCTTCATAAATCCCTTCACAAAACTCATAATGTTTAGTGATAGGAATTAATGAATTAATATTATCAGAATTTGGATATTTGTTATAAAAATAATTATGAGCGTTAGTATATTGAGGTTTATAATTTATATCAAATGTTATATCTACAGTTTGTATTAGAGGTAAATAATGTATAAACTCTTTTTTATCTCTACAATAAATTAATTTGATTTTTTTAATTAAATTAAAAATTTCTTCAATATCAAAATTTTCTTCTACCTCAGTATGATTTAAGGGTATAATATATCCTTTATAATCATACAAAGGTTTTATATAAATACATGAAATATCATTTTGTTGAGGATGTAAAATAGGAGATAAAGGAATGATTTCAATAAAGGCTTTATCTATATTCCTCAACTCAAATTGAGTTAATTGATTTTTATTCTCTATTAGCCAAAACATATAATTTAAGATAAAAAAAGAGCTTGGGATTTCCAAGCTCTTCTTGAGATTTAGGTTTTGTTTAGAGAGGTTTTAAATATTGTTCAACGTCTTCTTTTGTATAAATATACAATTCATACCCTTTAATATATTTACCATTATAATTAATAAATGTTTCAAGATTTAAATCTTTAACAATTTTATCAAGATTAATATCATAATTTTTCAATGTTAAAGAGGTTGTATTATATTTTTCCTTTTTATGTAAAAAACAATAATAATCATAATTATCAATTCCGATATATATAAATTCTCCATCTTGATAATTTATATATTTATATTTATTGTAAAGTTTTAAATCTTCAACTTTCATTCCTTTTGAATTTGAAGATAGTTCTTTTTCAATTTCTTCTCGAATTATTTGTCTTAATTCTGATTGTTTCATTTGTTTTTCGTTTATGTATAAATATATGAAAGAAATTTAGAGTTACTAAACTTTATAATATTTAAGATAATCTTTTTTTAAATAAGTTTCAAATCCTACTAATTTTAATCTAAATTGAGTTAATAATACCATATCACGATTAGTAATAGCTACTTGTTGTTTTTCTCCCGTTAAAGACCATGGTAAATTAAATGGAGTATATAATGTCCATAATATTGATGGGTCCTTAGAAATCAGTAAATTATATGTATTTTCATCAATTTCTATGTATATTAATTCATTAGTTTTTTTGCAAAAATATCTTCTAAATTCCCCTATTTGGTAATCCTGATTAGTAGGTAAATTAGGACTATATTGAGGAATATTACCTTGAAATTGTAAATTATTTCCTAAAGACTCATTATATTGTTGAGTGTCAAGAGATGGAGATAATTCTATATCATCAGTTTGAGTAAAATTATCAGATATAGGAATTAACTCTATATTAGGAGTATCCTGAGGGGTTTTCCCTGTGAAAAACTTACCTGAGGAATTCTTCCAGTAAAATCCTTTATATAACTGGTTATTAGTTATAAGAGCAAATTCGTTATTACTATATAAGTTAGTTTTTATTTGTGATTTAGGATAATAAGGCATAATTAAGCTAAGGGATTATATAAGTTTTTAGAACCATTTATAGCTATTTTATCATTTAGAAATGTATTAAAATCTTTTCGATTTTTACCATCTCCTCTATATGAAATATGAATCCAAGGTCTATTTCCTCTATCTGTTTTATATTCTAATAAAAATTGATCATACCCATTTGTATTATCTAAAATAGATTTTATATCTTGGGCTCGTAATAATATTTTTTTATTTTGTTCTTTTATAGTTCCTACTATATCAGTGAATTGAATATCTGCAGCTTCTCCTATTTCATGTTGACTATTACTCCCTTTATTTCTATAAGCATTAGTAACTACTACTGTAGGATATTTACTTTTTATAGGTTCTAAAATATTAAGAGCTAAATTTCTTAGATTATCTATAATTTGATTTCGAGTAAATGAACCTCTACTATGGCCTGTCTTTATATCATTTGGTAAATTATATTTAGCTACAGAAGCATTACATGAAAGTTGTGATAATTTGTAATTAGGAGACAATCTAATATCATTAGCTAAACAAGCATTATTAGAAACCTGACTATTACCCCTACTAGAAGCTCTATTAGATATAGTATTATTAGAAGTTCCATATCCTACTCCAGGATTTTTTGAAGGGTCTTTAATAACCATTATAGTTTTTAATTCTACAGTCCATTCATTAGAAACATTATGAGTTATACTTTCTATATAAAAATCCATAATTTCTGGGTAGTTAGAAGGTAAGAAAGATGTATCTATTCGTATAATTTCACGAGCAGATAATCCTGATATACCATCTAAAGTTAGATTAAAACTAATTGGAATGTATTTTAAACTATTAGATCCTTTTTTATTTTTTATAGCATCTACAGCATTTAAGTATTCAAAAAAATCAGATTGCAAACTAGTATAAACATCAATATTATCAGGATTCCATTTAGGTTTAGTTTGATTTAATTTTGAGCCTATTTCTAGAATATAAGCCTTATATTGTTTAACTTTCTCTCCATATTTATTCTCAATTTCTTTTAAGGCTTCTTGAGAAAGATCAGGAGATGAAATTGTAGAAGTAGAATCTGTATCTTTTATATCAGGTTTAATTCTATCAATTAGGCCTGTATTAAGATTTGATAATGATGTAGAATCCGAACCTTTAACAAATCCTGATTGTGAAGAGCCTATTAAAATACTCATAGCTAAATCTGGAGTAATTTCAGTTTGGAATGAAAAGTTTTTTACAAATGTTGAAGTTATAGTACCTTCTCTATTATAATAACCATACATATCTATTACAGTAGGAGTAGGATTAGCTAAACCTAAAGCGTTAAATAATTTATTTTTATCAGGGATTTGAGAAGTGTCTATAATTTTTAAAGTATTAGATACTTCTTCAATAAAAATTTGTAAACCATTTATATTACCAAGAGCATTATTAATACCATTTAATATTTCTCTCAAGAATATATCTAAAGTACATTTTAAATCAGGGCCTATATTACTATTTATAACTTGTAAAACAAAAAGACAATTTACATAAATATTCATTATTTTTCCTACTCTAACCCCTCCTATTTCAACTGAGAAATCTTCAGCTTCCCTAATATAAGAATAAGCACCTCCACTTGTAGTTGGAATTTCTTGTTTTACTAAACAAATTCGAGGATCAGCACTAATTTGATTAGGGATAGTATACATAAAATTATCACCATCATTATAATCAATATTAATTATAGGTTTCTTACTTTCATTTTTTACATATTGAGGAAATATTACATTTTGTATATAAGCTAATAAAGCTCCTAATCTTATATAATATTGAGGTTCAGGATTTCCATCATAAACTTGTATTAAAAAATTTTTTTTACTTAAGATATCATTAGTATTTAATAAACTTTCTTGAGTTTGGTTATTTCGGATATCACCAAAAACTACACACCCATTAGCTGATGAAGGTTGTTGGTTTAGAGTTGCTCTTTTAAATTTATAAAATAACATCCCAAATTGATGTTTATTCTTTTCGGATTCTACTGATATAGACTCTTCAATATCTTCACCTGGTTGAGAAGTATTATTTTGAGTTTCCTTTTTTTCATCACTTATAACAATTGAACTAGGAGTATTTACTTTAAAAGACTCTGTTATATCACCCAAACTTATTAAAGTTAAAGTAATATTATAAGCTCCAGCATCATCAAAATTCCATGAAAAATTGCTAACTTTTCCTAAAAAAGCATCATAATTACCTCCACTTTCAAGTCTATACTTTTCCATTTTTTTAAGTAATTCTTCATATGAAACTGAATTATTTAGGAAATCTTTTTGTAATGAAAATTGAGGTTGAGATTGAAATTTATTATTATTATCAAAATAAATAACATTTCCCCATTCTACTAAAACTGAGTAGCCTAATCTTAGGTATAATAAATCTATTATTTCAAATTGAACTCTATTCCAAGCTTTTATAGTTATAGTAGAAGTTTTAACTGAATCCATAGTAGGTGAATTTAAACTAAAAGATTCAATACCTGGCATCGGGGTTAAACCAAATTCAAGGCCTCCAAATCCATATACTCTAGAGTTTAAAATAGATTTATCTCGAGCAATTCCTGATTTAGAAGTATTATTTATAGTACTAACACCATTAAATAAAATAAAATTTTTAGCTAATTCACTAGATGAATATTCTTTAATAACATCATTTAATTCTTTACTTTGAGTTTTGAATTTTGAAGGATCAATATCAACTGATGATACGACCCTAACAAAAGATGTTCTAGAATTTAGATATACTAATTGTTTATTAGTTCTATTAATAGAACCATATATTTTTTGTCTTATATCTATTTGTTTGGAAATTTCAGGTTTAATTTCCTTTCCTTGTAAATTCATATAACTTAAATTTGGTTTATAGCAACAAAATTATCTATAATATTTGAATAAGTGTTAGGTATACGTATTTGTATTCCTGGAGGTATTATAATGTTATTTAAATCAAAAACATCAGGATTTGCTATAGCAATAACCCACCATAATGAAGAATCACTATAATATTTATAAGCTAATATATCGAATCTATCACCCCAGGTTGAATATACATAAATATCATTCTCAGATAGAGGTATTTCAGGATAACGTGAAGTAGCATACATCTGTTTTCCTTCTAAAGATTTTATTATGGGTATTCCTTGGTATCTATTCATAATTTAAAGAGGTCTAAATTCATCATTTATAGTATAATTACTAGTGTCAGTATCAGATCTTAAAGCTATATAATGTTGATTTCCATAAAAATCAGGATATCCTAGATTATCTATACCAAAGTTTAATTCTTGTTTTTTTAATTCTTGTTTTTGTGGTCTAAAGTTATGGATTGGGGTAAAAGAAAATGAACTAATTTCAATCCTGTGGGGTAATTCTTTAACTTTATTATCTGAATCTCCTTTACCATCTATACCAATTTCCCATGTAGTATCATCATTTATAGTATAAATTAAACTAGTTATAAATCCAACTTGCTCATATAAATAACCCCCCATAGTTAATTGGATTAAAGGGCCCCTCATATATCCATTAGGACTATAATCTGGAGTTAAGTTAGAGGCTAAATAATTTAGTTTTTTATACATAGGTATTAATTCTTCTTTAGATTGAGCTGCTACAGTAAAACTTAAATCTATAGAACGATCAAATCCATTATATGTATGAAATTTTTCTCCCCTACCTAAATATGAAGAATCAGCCCAAGTTGAATTATAACTATCTGAAAAACTGTTTATAAAAGCTCTAAAATGTATAAAATCTTTTAAATTAGGATTATTATTATTAATAGCAGCTATTCTGAATTTTATTAGATCATTTACAGGATATTTAGATTCGATCTGTGAACTACGATATATAGGTAAAGCATTTATTTTATCTACAGGGCCTATTCCTGAACCATTAGTGTATGAGAATAAATTTTTACCTTGTTTACTACCAGGTCCATTCCCATTTTTACCTCCTATATTAACTCGTTTTTCATATCCTTTATCAATATAATCAGGGGATTCAATTAGGTTTCCATTAATTTTACCTGAATTTATTTTACTTTTATCCATACCTTCAGAAGCTCCAGATTCTCTTAAAATTTTTCTAAAATCTTGGATTTTAGGGGAACCTAAAGAATTAGGAATTTGAGAATTTATTAAAGTTTGGTTAAAAGTAATTGTACCCTCATTATAAATTTTTTCAGTATTTATAAGTGAACCATCCCCGAAACTTGAATCGTAAACTGAGTTTGCTAAAGATGATGAATAATTTGAAATTGAACCAAAATTACTACTATAAAATTTACTAATACTTTTAGAAGAAGATATATTAGTTCCTTTTATTAATAATTCAGAAAGACTTCGATTAATTTCTTGATTAGGAGTCCATGTTTCATCTCCTGTATAAGGTTTTACATTATTGATGCCAGTTCTTTGATCTGCAAATCTAATATTAGTATTACCTACGCCTAAAATAGAGCCAGGACCTCCTTGATATGTTATTATGTTAGGATCTCCAAAAGTATTATTTTGGATTTTTAAGTCATATAATTGATATAATCTATTACTATCTAAAGATTGATTAGGATCTCGATTTACAACTTGACTATATAATTTTATATCATTTACATTAAATAAACCCCCACCATTAGCATAAGCTCCAGTAGGTGTAAAAGGATCTATACCTTGTTTATTTAAATGACCCCCAAAAGCTACAACACCAGCTTGTGCTAAAGTAGATAAAGGAGTATAAATTCCTTCATTTAACACTCCACTTGCTTGAGTTCTGACTGCAGTTCTAGATAATAAATTTTGTTTGGCTGTAAATAATAAACCGTTAGGGGATCTAAAATCAAAGAACATTTTAGTTAATCTAGAAATATCTTCTAAAGTATCTTGAGCAGCCAATAACCCTCCCCTTAAAATAAAATCAGGAGATTTATTAGTATACCCATCAGGAATAGATTTTTGGATATAGGGCTGCCCACTATCCCCACCCCCAGGTGTATCCTTTCCATATCTTAAACTTTTAAGATTTGTTCTTAGATTTATTAAAGCCATATTAAATTATTAACCAGGAAGATTATCTAAATATTTTGAAGGAGAAGTTCCATTTAAATCTAATTGTGAGGGTTGTGGTAAAGCATTATTAACACCGTCATTATAAGCTGTGTAAGCATTTATAACATCTGATGAAAAATTACCATTCAAAGAATACCCAGGATCATTTCCAAAAGCATGAAGTTTAGATAATTTAGTAGCTCCTATATTTGTAGGAGGAGTTGTACCATTGTAGGATAAAGCTGAAGCGCCTGATGTTAATTTATCTTTTAGTCCCATAATATTTTTATTATAAATATGTTACTTTATTGAATCCTATAACTTCCCATAGCCATAGCTGTACCTACTTTTTTACCATCTAAGTAAATATTTCCACCTTGTTTTACAACCGCTATAAGTTCATCAATTTTTCTATAAAATTCATTTAAAGGTATAACAGCTTCACTTCCAGCTTCTCCTACTATAGCATTAGTAGCTTTTGTTACAATACCCCCAGTAGCCATTTTTTTAGCTTCACCTTCAGAAGCAAAATTATCAACTACTAATTTACCTAATTGAGGGCCCCCTATATAATCTGATATACTTTCCCCAATTAATCTACCTAACATATCACCTCCAGTATAAGCTAGAGGAGCCATAAGAGCTGTGGGAATACCTAAAGCTGAAGGAGCTGAAATTACAGATGCTGCTAATCCTCCTCCCAACATACCCAAACCGGAGCCTATAATAGTTTTACCTATATCAGATTCCATTTGAGGTTTTGAATCATATCCTCCCTGAGAGATTATACTGTCAATATCATTACCCATTAATATTAAATCTATTAAGGGGCCTATTCCAGGTATTCTTTTAAGTATTCCTCCTACCATAGCTTTAGAACTCTTAAAAAACTTACCTAACATTTTTCCTATATTTCCTTTTAAAAATTGTTTTGGATTTAATTTTTTAGATATATTTCCAGCAAAATTTGCTACTTTACCCATAAAGCCTTTAGGTTTAGCACCCCTTGGAGAACTACTTGAACTACTTGGAGAACTACTTGAACTATCTATAGAAGATTCTATACCTCCTCCCATATTAGTTACATAAACATACATAGGATTATTAGCAGATTCTCCTAAATTACCTTTTCCTGTAACTTTTTCTAATACTCCAGCTAAACCACCTTTACTTTTAGTACCAGGAGTGTCTTCTGAAACTCCTCCCGAATAAGCTTGTTTTAATCCTTGGAATCCTTTAACTAATTTAGATCCACCATAAAATAAAGCACCCCCACCGGCGACCGCACCTAGAATTCCCATAATAGTTTTACCCACATCCCCTGATAAACTTTTAGCTATACCTGATATAGCCTCGGCCATCTTTATAAACAATGGAGTTATAGTTTCTACTAAAGGTAATAAACTTGTTTTAAGAGAATTAATAGCACTACTTAAAGCATTATCAAATTTCTTAGCTTCTTGTGCTTGATTTTTCTGAGCTTCTAAAGTATCTTGATATTGTTTTAAAGCTTGAGGACCTTGTTTTCTTAAAATCTCAGCTTCTTTTAATTTTATATTATATATTTCAGCAGCTTGTTCTTTAGATAATCCAATAGACTCAGCTAAGGCTTGTTGAGCTAAAACATTTCCTTTAGTAGAGGCCCAGTTTTCATTTATAATACGAGCTTGTTCTTTGGCTATTTCTTCAGCATTTCCTGTAAGGCTAGCGTATTGAAGTTTTTGTACATTTATAGATTTTTGTAAAAACATTTCTGCTTTCATTTGTTTTTCTAAAGAACCCTGAAAATCTAATAGGGATTCAGCAGATTGAACAATTTCATCCATTTCACGTCCATAACGAGCTGCAGTGTGAGCTGCTCTAGCTAATCCTGTAACTCCCCCTAATATATTATATCTAGTAGCTTCTGAAGAGTTAGCTATTTTATCATTAACTTCTGATAAACTAATTGATGTTTGATTTTGTTTATTTAAAGTATTAGTAGAGCTAGTTATAGTTTTATCAAATGTTTTAAAACTTTTACCTAAAATGAGAGAAGTTTTAATTAACCTTCCAGCTTCTTCTTCACTCATTCCTAAGTTATCTACTAAATCAACCATTAATTTAGCATTATCCTCATTATAACTTAAATTAAGACCTACAGCTTTATTATATCTTTCATATCCTTCAATTAATTGATCTGGAGAATAATTTATATCAGCTGATTTTCTAATATTTTCTTGTATTTTTTTAGAGGACTCAGCAGATGTATTAAAAGTTGTTGCTATTTTGGATTGTTCTTTTAAAAATTCTCCTGAAAGTGATATTAAACCTTTGGTAGTAGCTACTAAAGTACCAAATATGAATACAGGATCTATTAAAGATTTACCTATTCCCATAAATAAAGTTTTAGCACCTGCTCCAAATATTTTAAATTTATCTCCTAATGAAGCCATTTTTTCTCCATTATTAGTTAAATTTTTAGTCATATCTAAAGAAGCATCACTAGCCTCAGAAATTATTTCTTCTAAATTATTTAATCCTAACTTATTTAAAATATTTTGAGAAGATTTAAGAATATCTCCTGTTACACCCATAGATTTAGATATATTATTAGATATTCTTAGACTGTTTTCTAATTCTTTATTAGTTTCCTCATCTATAGTTTTAATTTCTTGTTTAGATTTTTCTAATTTCTTAACAATTGCTAAAGCTTCTTTATCTCCTTTATTTCCTAAAGCTTTAAGAATATTTATTCTACTTTCAATCTCAAAAATCTTAGTATTACGTTGTAAAATAATTTTAGCTAAATCAGCTTGTTTAAATGAACCATCTAAAGCTTTTTCATAAGATTTACCTATAATATCTCCAACTTTACCTAAACTATTTATTTCTCGAGTTAGATTCTTCCCCAGATTTTTAACAACTCCATCAGTATCTTCAAAGTAGGTTTCAACTGTCTTTTTAAGATTTTGACTTATACTCATTAAAGCATCTTCAACTATAGTAGCAGTTTCTAATGCCCTTTCACGCATGTTATTAGGATCTTGAACCATATTATATTTTTATTATAAATATTAAAGGCCTCAATTTTTAGAGGCCTTTGATGTATAAATAGGTTTATTATGTTTTTTATTTAAATTTTCCGCGGTAAAACCAGCGGATTTCATAGCTTGTATAGATTTATCTACATTATTATTAGTGGTAGTTTTAGATTGAGATTCATAATGATTTACTAATTTTGAAAAAGTGTATTTTCTTAACCATATAGGAGCATCATACATAAAATCCCAGGTGTAAGCACCTTTACTATAAAAAACTATTTCATGTAATTGTTCAAATAAATAAGCTCTATATTCTACAGCTTCATTATTCGTTAGGGAAAAAAAAGTTAGAACTTATAGGTACTTCAATTTCAATTTTTTCATCATTTATCTCAATTTCTGTAGATAAATCTACATCAGGTTGAATTAATACTATATAGTCTCGTAAAGCCTTAGCATCCCTAGCTAGTAAATGATTATCTACAAACTCATTTATAGTTTTCTTATCTCTGTTACCTTCTACTGAAGTTATTATATATTTCATTTTAGTAGAAATTTCAGGGATATTATCTTTATTTATTTTAGATAATCCTTTTAACTCAGCGTCAATATTTTTCTCTAATTTTTCAGTTAGTAATTGAAATGTTACTTCTGTTTTAGTATGAGGAAGAGTAAATGAAAATTCATTTTTTCCTTGAGTGAATAAAGATTCATCTATAATTTTATGTTTTAGTTTTGATAAATCTATAGTATGTTTTTCTCCATAATAATTAAATGAATATTCACTACCATATCCTAAAATTCGAGCTGCAATTAATAAAGCATTTTTATCTCCAATAATTAAATCATCTACATTAATATTAGAAACTATTAAGGATTTTAATAATTTTTCAATTACTATACCTTTTTGTATATAATTAATATTAGTTAAAATATCCTCTTCACGAGCAGTCATGTATTTCATTTCAACTTGACCAGACGATAAGGGATTTTCTTTGGGATAAACTAAACCTTTTGAAGGTAAATCTACTATTTCAGTAGGAAATTTAAAATCTGCCATAATTTTTATTTTTAATAACTTTTTATCATATATAAATATACCAAGAAAAAAGAAGCTCGCAATAATTTGCGAGCTCTTTTACGGTTTATTTTAAATAATTTTGTTTATTAAGTTTATGTTCATGTAGAATATGTTTAGCAAACTTAATTTTACTGTCTGTTGTATAATCATAATAATGGCATTTTATCATAAAAAAATCCTCTCTGTTTATTATAAACATACGAAGAGGATTTGAAAATACAAATTGACGGTAGTACTCTAAATCAGAAATTGAGCACGCAATAATCAGGTTGGACAGTCAATGTGATATTAACCGCTGTACCATCATCATCCCAACCATAATCTCCAAAATTAGCTTCTGTAATTAAAGCTCCTTTAATTATCCATTCAGATACAATATCTCCTACAGGGCCTAAAACATTAAATGTTAAATCTTTTTTGTAGAAATCTGAATATCCATTTCTACCTGTTACAGATTCGTGATGTAAACGAACCCATTCCATTACTGCTTGAGCACCTGATGGAGTGATAGGGTCAAATAATGTAAATTGAATAGTACCCCAAGTAGTTTTACCTTTAACAAAACGTTGAACGTTAATGTGGTTAAGAGCTACAGTACCTTGAGTTAAAGTAACAGCTCCAACTCCTTTAATTTCATAAGCTGGGATACCATCGATATACATTATGAATCGATTAGATTGTTTGGGCTCGAAAGCCGTAAAGAATATTTGATTTGGATCTAGTACTGCCATATTTTTATTTATACATATTAATATTTTGGATTTTTAAAAAATCTTTTATATATTTATTAACGTACCATTATTTGAACTTAAAATTATTTATTATGCCACGACCCCAGGGAGAACAAACTCATAAAAATTGTAAATTTTGTAATAATATATTTTCAACTTTACCTTCTTCTAAAAAAGAATTTTGTTCTAGGGCGTGTGCTCAAAAATTTAAAGGAGTAGATAAACAGTGGATGGAAAAAAGAAAGAAAACCTGTTTAGATAGATATGGAGAAGAAATTGCATTTAAATCTAAAGAAGTGCAAGAGAAATATAAATCAAATTTAAAATCTAAATATGGGGAAGATAATCCTTTTAAAATTAAAGAGTTTAAAGATAAAGCAAAACAATCTATCATAAATAAATATGGATTTGAAATAGCCTCTCAAAATGATGAGGTGAAAAATAAAATTTCTAATACTTTAAAAGGTAGAGAACTCCCTCGAAATACTTTCATAAATACTAAATGGGAAAAATTATTAAATTATTATGAGATATCAGGAATGGAGCCTTTATTTGATAAAAACTATTTAGAAAATACTAAACTTAAACATGAATTTAATAATAAATTTAAATTTAAATGTAATAAATGTTCTGAAGTTACAGAAGTTTTTTTATCTAATGGTTATTTACCTACATGTAAATGTTCTAATTATAAAGGTTATTCTCTTATAGAGGATGAGATTTTAAGTTTTCTAAGTGAAGTTATAGAGGATGATATAGCCCTTAATAGAAGAGATATATTACCTAGTAGATTAGAATTGGATTTTTATATTCCTTCTTATAATCTAGCTATAGAAGTTAATGGTGTATATTGGCATTCTGAATCTATGGGTAAATATAGAGATTACCATTTATATAAAACTCAGAAATGTGAAGAAATTGGATTACAATTAATTCATATTTTAGATTATGAATGGTTGTTTAAAAAATCTATATTAAAATCTATATTACTTAATAGGTTAGGAAAAATTCAAAATAAAATATACGCTAGAAAATGTATTATTAAAGAAATAAAAGATGTAAGTTTAATAAGAAATTTCTTAGATATTAACCATATCCAAGGTTATACTCATTCTTCAATAAATTTAGGATTATTTTATCAAGATGAATTATATTCTTTAATGACTTTTTCTAAAAACCGATTTAAGAAAAACTCAAATGAATTTGAACTAGTTAGATTTTGTAATAAATTAAATACTAATATTATAGGTGCTGCTTCAAAATTATTTAAATATTTTGAAAATAATTATAATAAAGAAAATTTACCTATAATATCATTTTCGGATCGAAGATTTTTTAAAGGTAATTTATATAAGTCTTTAGGGTTTGAATTTATAAAAAATACAAATCCTTCTTATATATATTGGAAAAATAATAAAATATTAAATAGAATGTCTTGTCAGAAACATAAACTTCATAAATTATTAGATAAATTTGATCCTAATCAGACTGAATATGAAAATATGATTAATAATGGGTGGAAAAGAGTTTGGGATTCAGGTAATTCAAAATGGATAAAGAAATAATATTTAATTAGGGTTGGTAAATATATTTTTTACTTCCACAATCCCATATTCTATCATATTTATTAACTTTCATATTTTCCCATTCTGATAATTTAGGATTATATTTAGGTAGGATTGTAGATAGAGATTGTTTATTATATTTATATCTATGTTCTCTATAATTATAATGTTTTAGATACCAATAATTAGGTTGACTATTATGAATAAATTTAAAATTATTTTTTTCATATAAATTACCTATACTCCATCTTCTATCGGCGTAACTTATTATAGATTCAGGGTTATAATTTTTTATAAAATGTTTAAATAATTTACTAAAACCTCCTATAACATTAGTATTTAATTTATTACAAAATCTAATAAGTTCATATGAATTTTCTTTAGATTTATTTCCAGTTACTTTTCGTAAAGCTCCTAAAGTCATAATAGATACTAATTCATTATTATATATTAATCCTATTCTAATAGAGGATTTATCTTCTCCTTGTATATGATTTTTATTAAGAAATAAATTCTTTTCAGTAGAATTAATAAATTTTATTACACATTTTCTAGCATATATTTTGTTAGGAGTAGATTTTATTAAATTTAAAATTCGAGATTTTACTATATCTTTTTTATAAACCCACTCATCTTCAAATATATGAATAAGTTGGATCCCTATCTCTTCACATTTCTGAGTTTTATATAAATGGTAGTTACGGAATTTACCCATAGATTCGGAATGCCATCTTAATCCATTAAATTCTATAGCTAATTTTAAATTAGGTAAATATATATCTATTTCTAATCCTTTTAAAAGTTTTCTACTATTAGATATGATTTCATCTTTATAGTTATTTTTTATAAACTCTAAAATTTCAGATTCAGCTTTAGATATACCTATTGTTAATTTAGGATCTTTATATACTGGGAGTCTTCCGCAAGCTAAATGATCTTCGAAAATCTCTCCAGTAGGTATATATTTAAACTTATAATAAATTATATTTCCTTCTAAATCTTTAACTCCTTTATATTCATCTAACAGTTCTAAATTATTTTCTTGTAACCAATTTTTATATTTTAAAGTTTGAGAATTTCTTAATTTTATTTTAATTTCTTCTCTAAAAGGACTATCCTTACTAAGGTAAGATTCAACGTTATATAATAAAATATTAGTATTTTTTCTTTTTTCTTTGATTTTTATTTTTTCTTCATCGGATTTATTTTTTAAAGTATTAGAAATTTTATTTTTCCTTTCTACTTTTTCTTCATCGGATTTATTTTTTAAAGATTGAGATATTTTATCTCCATTTCTTTTTATATTTAAATTTTCATACCCTTTAATTAAAAAGGGATTATCTACCCCATGTTTACTTTCTAAAGTATTTTTAGCTTTTACATAACTTTGCTTCCTATCAATACCTTGATTAGAACATTTTATACTACAATATTTAGTATCTTTTTTATTTTTAGGAAGAGATTTTTCAAGTCCACAAGTCTGACATATTATGATAACTCTATTATAATTAGAATAGCATTCTCTACTACAGAATTTTTTATGAGAGGGTATTAAAGCTTTACATTTTTTACAAGGGACAACTTTTCCAGTTCCCTCTCTGTTAGATTTTTTAGATTTTGAATCCATATTATTAATAATTAAGCCTAATTCAGCTAAATATAAATATAACAAAAAAAGAGGAGATATCAAAGATATCTCCTCTCTTTAAAAAATTGTTTTTATTTAGAATTGAACTCCAGTTGGTGTGATATTGAAATCTAGATATATAAATTCAGCGGTTTTAGTAGGTTGGATATAAATAGCTCCTACTAACTGGTTTCTATCAATTACATCAGCCGTATTATTACTATCATCCATTGTTACTTTGAAAGCATATAATCCTTGTCTTTGTTGTACTGATTCTAGATAAGGGTTAACTTGACTTAAAAATTGGTTTCTAGTAGCTATAGTATTTTGTTGGAATACTAAATTATTAGCTACTTGAGAAATATAAGATTTTAAATCAATTAATAATCTTCTAACATTTACTCTATCTAAAGCTGATGCTTGTTTTTGTAATGTTTTTTGACCATAAACCACAACACCAGTTCCAGGTAAAGTTGCTATAGGATTAACATTACTATTATATAAAGTATCTCTATTAGCTGGAGATAATTTTCTTTCAGCTCTAACTACATTAGTTAATCCACCTCTATTTATACCTGCTGGAGCGAACCAAGGTTCACTTACTCTATCATTGTAAGCATAAACTCCACCTATCATAGTTGAAGCAGGAACCCATACGTTTTGTCCTGTATCAGGATCTATAGTTTGTAACCAAGGCCAATAAGTAGCAGCATATGAAGTATTTCTTGCGGCAGCAGCTGACACTGTAGAAGAGATAGTAGAACCATATCCTACAGTATCCATTACAAAAATATTATCTCCTCTATTTTGAGTATTTGTTATAATACTTGTGATTTGAGAAGGTTGATATTGTTGGAATAATCCTGGAGTTAATAATACGTTAAATTTATAATCATCTTCATTAGATAATAAATTGATACTATTAGTATAACTAGATGAAGGTATTCCTTGAATTTTATTAGGATCAGCAGCACCACTTATAGCACTATAATATAAGAAACCACTACCTCCATTTATAGTACCATTAGCTCCACCAAAAGATCCACTAGCAACTACAGGAATAGAAGCAGTATATTCAGATTTAGCAACACCATTATTATCAAAATAATTAGGAGTAAGAATACTTGAACTTACATAAATATAATTAGATCTTGTAGGGAAATCTCCTACAGTTTGAATATAATTTTCAGTCGAATTATAAGTATGATAAGTATTACCAATTACTCTAGCTACATAATTCGCAGAGAACGGATCTAGAGATAGGTTAGTCCAAGTTTCTAAGACTGCAGGTTGTGAATTATTATCATCACCTCTTCTAACTAATAAATCAAAAGTACCAGAGGATGTATTGGAATTAACTACTTGCCATCTTAAATTATCAGATGAACCACTAACTAAAGAACCACTAACTTCTGAACCTGAGCTATTCATTATAGCTCCTTGAGATATAGTTTTGATTACTAAAGCATTAGCAACATTACTACCACTCATAGAAGCTGTAGCTGAAGTAAAAGATCCACTAACTACTCTAGATACTAATAAAGTTTCACCTCCGTTATTAAAGTAATTATAAGCTGCTATAGAAGTAAAATAAGTATAAACTTGACTACCACTAGTGAATGTAGTTCCAAATTTATTCTGATATTCAGAATATGAAGTTACGATTGTAGGAATTTCTACAGGACCGTTAACAGTAGGTCCTATAATAGCGGCCCCTACAGTAACTGGGCCTGATGTTATTTGAGATTGGTCGTTTTCTCTGGCTAATACGCCTGGAGATATTAAAGTTTCTGCCATATTTTAATTAGTTTTAATTTTATTATACATATGTCTAAAGATTATTGAAACTATTTTTTATACAACTTTTATTGATATACTTCAATTTCCCCTTTTTCTAAATTTATCTTTCCATCACCATATTTAGTATTCAATATATTACCTAATTCTAATTCATCTTTTTTTAGATTTATTAGAGCCTCTTGTAATTTTTGTTTTCTATTATTAAGAAATACAAATTCACTTTCAATTTGGCCTAATTCAAAAATTATAGAATTATTTTTATCTAATAAATTATTAAGACTATTTAATTCGTCTGAGGTTAATGTTTTTACAGTTTTCATAAACTTATTTTTATATAAATATATTAGGGGATGTTAGAGACAACTTCAGTAGTAAAAATAGTTTTTATTTTATTAAAAGATTTATTAATACTGTTCTTATCTTTTTGGATAGTATTTGGAATTAAATATCCTTGAACACTTAAACTAAAAGTTGATTTGATTAATCTATTATTATCTTGTACTAATTCTACAGGAGTGGAAATTGAATCTATTTTAACTTTAAACTTAAAACTTTCAGGATTTCCCCAATAAGAATCTGATGCATAATTAACAGCTTCAATTATTTTATTTAATTGATCTATATAATAAGTAGAAATTATACAACTATATCCTATACGAACATAATCAGGGATAACTACATTATATAATTCTTTTTGAGGTTTTATTTCATTCAAAATATTGAATTGAGAATAAGCATTTCTTGATGAATATTTTTTTTCAAAATACTCATAATTATTAGGATTATTAGCATCTATTTTATTACTTATATCTCTAATTTTATCTATAGTATCCCTTTTTATTATCATTAAAGGAAGCATAATAGCTCCATTAGAATCTTTATAATATCCATCTTTTTGAACAGATTTCCACCTTTCAGGTGAACCATAAATTACGGGTACTTCAATTCTTTCTCCATTTTGGATTACAAAAGGCTTTATCTCATTTTTAATATGATATATTATAGCTTCATCTATATTTTGAATTCCTATATAAAAAGGTTTAGTATCATCCCCACGCCATGAATTTTCATTGCCTCTATTAGTTATATTAAGATCATTAGGATTACCTTGTTGGAGATATGTATCCTTATGTAATTCCCTAGATATTTCTTTTTGAGTTTTAGGTGTTGGTTTTTTGTATGTCATGTTCTTTCTTTACTTAAAGCTACTTTATCAGCTGGAATATAATGGGTGGAGCATATTATAGATACATTGTATCCGAAATTAGATATTTTAGATTCTAGAGGATTAGGAGAAATAGCAAAATCAGGATTTTTGCCCATAAAAAATTGAGTTTCATTTATAGCATTTACTTCATAATATGAATTTTCCCAAAATATTACATCTCCAATTTGAGGGACTATATCTACAGTAGTATTTCCATATCCTACAGATGTAAGATCATCTCTTAGAAATCTAAAAGTAGGACCCCATTCAAATGTAACTCCACTATCATCTGTAGGTTGGGCTTGATCAGGAATTTCAATTAGAGTATATAATAAAAAAGGACCTTTATAATATTTTTCACTAGATGCCTCCCCATAAATATTAAATTCTGTAGATTTTAAATTTAATTGATAAAAAGCACATTGTTGTGATATAATATTATGCATTAATTCTCTATTTATTCGTCTAAATAAAGACATATCTCTGGATGATCCATATAAAGCCATATTATCCTATATAAATTGGTAAAGGTACATTATTCAATTCTTGCTGTAGAAAAGTTGATTCATCTTTTCTACGTTCTAGTAAGGCTTTTCTAGAAGTTTCATCTAAATAAGTTTTTAATTTATTTACTAAAGCTTCTTTTTCAGCTGTAGCAGATGCTAATAAATCTGATTGATTTAATGAAATTGTCTCGCCTGGAATAGGGATTTGGGAATATTTACCTCTAACATATCCCAGCATTTCTTTAGTTAAAGCTAAGGTATATTCAAAAATCCAAGATCTTCCGACAGAATTAATACCACTATAAGAAGGATTAGTGTAATTTACATTAGCTATATTACTTACTTGTCCTGGAGATTGAGTTATAGAATTAGATAGTCTTTCACTTTTTTTAATATATTGAAAATATAAATTTATACCTGTATCTGCTTCTTGAGGTATAGGAAATATTCTTAATTTATTATTTATTAATTCAAAACTATGAGCAGAAAATAAAACATCATTAGCTACTTCAATAGCTTGAATAGCTTGAAGGTTGAAACTTAAAGGAGTAACTAAATAATTAGTACCAACTCCATAACCCGCTACACCTCCTAAAGCCCCAAAATATCCTCCTAAACCTCCTCCTAAACCAACACCACCAGCTTGATAATAATCTGCAGATGCAGGGCGCCCTTGATAAAAAACTCGTTTAATTTCTAAATCTGAACCAGATATACCATTTTCTATAGCCCATTGGTTTAAATCATAATCTTGAATACTTCCTGTTAAGATTACAGACCCACTATACCATGTAACATTACCACCAACTCCTGCTTCACTACCATATTGTTCAGAAATTTTAATAATATTAGCCATATTAGAAGAAACTATGGCTTGGTTTAAATTAGATGAAGTGTTAGAACCCTCTAAAGATAAATAATTATCTCTAATTTTATATGAGTAAATTTCATTTCCATAAACTGTAACAGCTTGTTCAAAAGCTGTGTAGAAATTTACATCTTGTAATTCTATTTCTTCAATAGGATATCCTAATCTTTGAGCACAAAATTTAGCCACTCTATCAGCATCCATTTGAAATTGATAATCATAATCATAAAATCCAAAAGGAGTTTTTCCAGGGGAAAAAGATGAGGAACCTGTCCATATAGGGATGTTAGCCATAGTTATTTATTTATAAATATGTTATATTAATTTCATAAATCTCATACCATAGTCTCTAACTTCATAGTGGTCTATATAGTTAGGTTTAGGTTCGTTGAGATTGAATGTGTAAAAT